GTGAAGGAAGTCTTATCTCCTTTGGTAGACAGACATCTCCTGCTGTATATGGTTACATCACTGATGGTAAGGTCCGACTTAGTGGTACTGCGGATGTTGACTATTCTCCTGCCACTGACGGCAGGGGAATCCTTCCGCTACAGGGAGACTCAGTTATTGGATTTGCAGCTGGTATCACTGGTAGTGGAACTCTTAAGAAATTCACTGGTACATCAGAATCAATTACAGTTAATCCTGATGAGAAGCAGATGCTCTTCTCATTCCTTGGAGTAGTAATAGAAAAAGATGTTAATGTTTATAATGGTTCTGGATCTATTAAGAACTTATCTACGGTAGAGATTGATAAGTCTTATGCATGGAATGGTTCTGGAACAATCACGATAGAATCTGATAAGCCAGATCATTATCAATTAAAAGATATTGCTCATTGGGTACTTGAAGATATCAAGAGTAGACCTCTTGCAAGTATCAAGTATGAACTCTCAGATGAGAAGCATACAGAAGATTATAACGAATCTGCTATTGACAGATTCACAGAACGTGACTATGGATTAATTATTGATCCAAGTCTATTAAATTGTGTTCCTGCGAGTGGAACAATAAACACTAATACTGTAGCACCTAGTGGATGTATTAAGGTTGATGCAGAATTAGCACTCAATGCTACTTATAGCATTCCACCTGCTATTACAACTCCTTCAACTTCTATTGATTGGGGTGATATTACTACTATCGCTTCTCTTCAACAAGATTGGGGTGAACTTCTTGTTACTAGTGATCTTATGCCCTTTGGTGGTATTAAGATTGATCCTAATGTTGGTGCTGCTGATAAGTTCTTACCTAGTTGGACTAGTAGGGGTTATATTGGCAGACTTTATGGTGAAGCAAGAGTACCACTTGATGTTGGTGTTCGTGGTACTGGTGCATTTAGATTCCTTGGAGCATCCAAGACTAACTTCAGTTTACTACAACCTGCTGATGGATTATTCAGAGTTGTTAGTGATAGTCAGATTGGATTTAGTGCTGGAATTACAGGTACAGGTACTCTTAGGAAATTTGCAGGATCTGCTCAATCTCTTACTGTCAATCCAGAGGAGAGACAACTTCTATTCTCCTTTGTTGGTGAAAGGAATTCAGAGACAATATCTACTATTGAAATTGGACAAGGAAATCTATTCAACTTCTCTAATTTCGTTGAGAGAACTACATTTGATTATGTTGGTCAAGGTACTATTACCCTTGAGTCTAGGAAGCCAGATCAATTCACACTTGAAGAACTCGCTAAGAGAACATTAATTGAACTTAGAAATGTTAATCTTGGTGATCTTAGGTACGAACCATCAGACGAGAAGCATACTGAAGATTATAATTCCAGTGCATTCGTACCATCAATTGATCTTGATTATGGATTACTTATTAATCCAGCAACATATGCATGTGTTGACACAAATGGAAACATTACTGTCAGCACAGTTGCTGCAACTGGATGTACTAAGGTTGCTCCTGGTCAAACATTAAGTCTTGCTAATGGTGTCACATATACTGTTCCACAACAGATTGCAACTCCAACAACTACTATTGATTATGGATTAGTCTCTGAGATTCATAGTCCTACTGATGACTATGGTTGGATACTTGGAACTCATGCTCATGGCATACCTTATGGTATGTTTGATATTATTGGTACTGCTGAGACTCCTAGAGCCTTCAGACATATTCCTGATGTTGTAGGATCTGGACTATTCAAGATTACTGGTGAAGCATTACTACCACTATTCGCTAGTGTACTTGGTACTGGACTATTCAAACCTCAAGGTGCTTCTATCACCAACTTCAGTCTACGTGCCTTTGGTGGTGGACAGATTCCAGGAATGTATGGTGAATCATCATACAGCTTCCAAGTTGAGCATGTGGGTGATGGAAGTCTTAGAAAACTTGGTGGTTCAGCATACTCTACAACTTACAATCCTGAAGAAAGACAACTTCTATTCTCCTTCACTGGAGAACGTATTGCAGAAAGCAAGTCTATTAGAGAGATTGGATCTGGAAGAATTAAGAACCTTGCTACTCGTGAGTCAGAGAAGAATACTTATGATTATGTTGGTTCTGGATCTATACTCACATGGAACAAACTTGAGGAAGCAAGAGCTGTTGCATACAACTGTAGCTCTATAGTTCCATTCCCAGATATTGATTATGGATTTATTGTTGATCCAAGTACTTACGTTTGTGTTGATGCAAGTGGAAATATAACAACTAGTCAGGTTGCTGCTAGTGGTTGTATCAAGACAACACCTGGACAAACATTATCAATTGCACCTGGAGTTACATATACTGTTCCTTCTCAGACAACAGTTCCTACTGATTCTGAAAGTTATGGATCTATCTCTGATCCAGCTGATGAACCACGTGATTATGAGTGGATCCTTGGTACGGTGGCAATGGGTCAACCTGCCTGTATCAACGGAACACTTGAAGTTAGAGGTACTGCTGCATCTACCTTCCAGCCTAATTGGAATAGTGAGGGTACAGTTAAAATTGGTAATGCTGCCATTACAAATATTGTTCCAATTATTATTGGTTCTGGTACTCTCTTCACATTCAGTGGTTCTTCAGAGACACTTTCTGCTGCTGTTGCTGGTGGAGGTCTATTTAATATTGGTGGTGATCCTGGAATTGCATTCAGTCCTGGTGTTATTGGTGAGGGTAGATTCTCTACATTCTCTGGTGCTGCTGAGTCTCTTACCTTCAATCCTGAAGAGAAGCAAATGCTCTTCTCCTTCATTGGAACTTCTGGAGATCCAGGACTTACTCTTGCTTATCAAGGTGAAGGTGTTCTATTTGCTATTGCTGGATCTGGAGAAAGAGAAGCTAATGCATACTATGGTTCTGGTACACTCAAATTACGTACTAGAATTCCAGAACCTACAGAACCTGCAAATGAGAAGCATACTGAAGTATATGATCTTAATGCATGTATTGATCCAGAGGAACTTGATTATGGATTACTTGTTGATCCAGCTACCTATGTCTGTGTTGACAGTAGTGGAAATATAACTGCTTCTACAATTGCTGCAAGTGGTTGTATCAAGGCTGCTCCTGGTAATACAATATCCGTTGCACCTGGAGTTACATATACTGTTCCTTCATTCATTACTACGGTAACGGATTCTCATGAATATGGATTCATCTCTGATCCACCTGATCTAGTCCTTGACTATGGTTGGATTCTTGATGACACTGGCAAGGAATGTCCCTTCGGACCTATTGGAGTTATCAGAGGTACATCTGGTGATCCTATTCGTACCTTCAGTGAAGTATTCACTGGTGAAAGTGCTCATTGGGCTGGACATGGTATCACCATTACAGGTGATGCAGAAATCGTTGTACCACCTCAGTGGGATTCACCTGCTGAACCTCCAGTCAAGGTATACGGTGCTGGTAAACCTAACTTCAGTCTCCGTACCTTTGGTGGTGGTAATCTATGGAGTATGGGTGGTTCTTCTGAGGCTGTTAGATACTCACCTCAAGAAGAGCAAGTTCTATTCAAGTTTGTTCCAGGTCCATTCAGTAGATGGACAACATACGACTGGCAACCTTCTTGGGTTACTAAAGGATTTATTAAGGGAGCTATTGGTGAGGCTAAGACTCATTGGGTTCCTCATATTATTGGTTCTGGTACACTCAGGAAATTTACTGGTACATCAGAATCTATTACTGTCAATCCAGAAGAGAGACAACTTCTATTCTCCTTCACTGGTGAACATCAAGTTAGCTTTACTGCCAATCCTCCAGAGGATACAGCAAGAGTCAAGATTGGTAGTCTTGCAGATACTAGATTTATTCCTAAGTATCCAGGCGAAGGTCAGATTATTACAAGTGGAATTGCCAAGACTCATTGGGTTCCTCATGTTATTGGTACTGGTACATTCAGGAAGTTTGCTGGAGCAGCAGAATCTCTCACCTTCAATCCAGAAGAAAAACAGATGCTATTCTCCTTTGTTGGGGAACGTCTGTCAGAGAAGAAATCTGTTACAGAAATTGGATCAGGAAACATTCTTGTTACTGGACTATCCAGACAAGTACTTACATTTGCAGAGCAACCATTTGGAAGAATCCCTGTCAGTGGCATTGGTCATACCACAAGGACAAGACCTTACATTGGATCAGGATTCCTCAGAAAACTTGGTGGATCAGCAGAATCTGCAACCTTCAATCCAGAAGAAAAACAACTTCTATTCTCCTTTACAGGAGAACGTATCTCAGAGAAGACAACAGTATCTACTGTTGGATCTGGTACTCTCTTTGGATTCAGTGGTGCTTCAGTTATTACAGCAGCAGCATACGAAAGTCAAGGTCTATACAGGATTTCTGGAGAGGGTATCATTGGGTTCTCTCTTACACACTTTGGTTCTGGTACACTCAGGAAGTTTGCTGGAGCAGCAGAATCTCTTACCGTCAATCCAGACGAAAGGCAACTTCTATTCTCCTTCACAGGTGAGGGTAGTGAATCTCTTGGTGTTGCAGAGACCAAACAGATTGAAGTTGATATTGATGGATCTGGTAGTTTCTTACGTGCATTCGCTCACGAAGGTTCTGGAACATTCAGACTTTCTGATACTGCTGGAATTAGGTGGGTTCCAAATAATATTGGTTCTGGTACAATCTTCACACTTGAAGGTGCTGCTGAATCTCTCACCTTCAATCCTGAAGAGAAGCAAATGCTCTTCTCCTTTACTGGAGAACATCAGGTCAGCTTCACTGCCAACCCACCAGATATTACAACAGATATCAGGTACAGTGGTACTTCTGGAGATCCGTTACTTACATTTGCGGAGCAAGGAGAAGGTACAATTCCTCTCAGTGGAGAGGCTTATATCCTCATTTCTCTTCAGCACTTTGGTTCTGGTTCACTCTACACAATCAATGGTGCAGCAGAGTCTGCAACATTCAATCCAGAGGAGAGACAACTTCTATTCTCTGTTCTTGGAGAATCTACAGACAAGATTTCTCTTTCTCATATTGGTTCTGGATCACTCAGAAAACTTGGTGGATCTGCCGAAGCAGTTGCCTTCAACCCAGAAGAGAAGCAGCTCTTATTCTCCTTCAATGGAGCTGGTTCACAGTCAACTACCACGAGAGAAATTGGTCAAGGAAGACTGTCCACCACTGGAGAAGCAGGAGTTCTTGTCAGATTCGCACACACAGGAGAAGGTACAATTCCTCTCAGTGGAACTGCTACAATTACAAGAACAAGAGACTTTGTTGGATTTGGATTTATCCCAGTCCTTCAAGGTGCAGCAGAATCTCTTACCTTCAATCCAACAGAAAGAGATATGCTCTTCTCCTTTGTTGGAGAACGTATATCAGAGAAGATTACCGCAAGAGAACTCAGCAAAGGCGGTACTCTCGTTGTCGGAAGTACATCAGGCGATCCTCTTCTCACCTTTGCGGAACAACCACAAATTGAAGTTGCAATTAGTGGTGACAGTTATGACCTACGTGCCTTTGCATATCAAGGATCTGGAAGATTATCAAATGTTAATAATCTTGATGAAGCATTTGCACTTGCTCCTTACATTGGTAGTGGTACAGTCTCTATTGTTGGAAATGCCTTTGTACAAGTACAACTCTTCCAGCCACCACACGCACAAGTTTGGATTATCTAAAGTATAAATATACTTGAGAAGAAACTGTGTGTAGATAATGACCACCCAAGTACAATTTAGAAAAGGTACTACTTCTGAACATGCTCTCTTTACTGGTGCTACTGCTGAAATAACAGTTGACACTGATAAGAATACGGCTGTTGTTCATGATGGTAGTGATGTTGGAGGTTTTGAACTTCAACGCACTAGATGGGAAGTTGTTAATACAAACAGAAGTTTATCATGTGGACTTAGATGGTTAGTGGATACTACATCATCTGCGTTAACATTAAATATGCCTTATGAACAGAATGGTGTAGTTCCTCATGTAGGAGATATGCTTGAAGTAGTTGATTTCAAAGGAACATGGGCTATAAACAATGTAACGTTGACAACCACGGGTAATAGTCAACAGTTTCTTAACAAGTTTGGTAATGTTGATTCAACATTTATTCTTGATGTTCAAGGATTGTATGTTCAATTTGTTTGGGATGGAACTTACTGGAGGATCTTAGCATGAGTTTATATCTCAGTGCGAGTACCGCAACACAAGAACAAAATGTTGCAAATTCAAATGACTTTACCGTTCACGCTCTAAGAAGAGACAAGGATGGTATGCTTCATTATACAAAGGCAAGATCTACAGAAGATGAAGTCTTTGATTTCCATCGTACAGATGGTGAAGAATACCCAGATTTTCTTCAAGGAACAGAATATGTCCTTGCTGACGCAGGTGACAGAAAGTATTCAAATGACGTTGATGATAAATATCAACAGTTCAGATTTGATTTTAGACGCATCACCTATTTCATTGACGATGATGGTTACTTAGTCGCAAGGCTAAATAAAGATTATGATCATAACACAAACGGACCTAAGTAGGATTTTAACAAATGGCAGATTTTAGACTCGGTAGACTAAAGTTTAAGTGGAGAGGAGCATGGACTGCTTCCACTGCTTACGTCATTGACGATATCGTCAAGTACGGTGGTAACACTTATGTGTGTACAACCAATCACACAGCAGCAACTTCAGTAACAGCATTCTATGCAGATATTGCTAATTGGGATCTTCACGTTGAAGGTGTTGATAACAAAGGAACTTGGACAACTACTACTTGGTACAAAATAAACGATATTGTCAAGTTTGGTAATACTCAGTATCGTTGTACTACAGGACATGACTCTGGTGCTTCTTTTGATGACACCAAGTTTGCAGTCTACTTAGAAGGTCTAAATTTTGAAGATAATTGGGTATCAGGTACTCAATATCAGAAAGGAGATATAGTAACTTATAGAGGTTATAGCTACAGCAGCAAGACAACACACTCAAGTACCACATCACCAAACGCAGATACAACTAATTGGGATGTCCTAACTACAGGTTTCTCTGCTCAAGGTGAATACGCAGCAGGTACAGCATACGCAACTGGTGACGTTGTAAGATATGGTGGTAACTCCTACGTAAATATTCTTTCATCCCAAGGTGTTGCTCCTACAACAACTAATAACTGGACGCTAATTACTGAAGGTTTCAACTGGACAGGTGCATGGGATGCAGCAACTGTTTATCAGTTAGGTGATGTTGTTAATAGAAACTCTAACTCTTATGTCTGTAAGGCATCAGATACTAGTGGTGCTTCTACTGCTCCTGAATTAGATCCAGGTGGTTCATATTGGAACTACCTATCACAGGGTGGTAACGCTGCACAGGTGCTACAAGAGACTGGAGACATGCTGTATCAGGCAGCAAGTGGTGTTAATAGGATTGCACTACCTTCGGGTGCTTCAACGTCCAATACGGCGGTTACAAAGCATACAGCGACTGGAGCAGCATTTGTTCCTACTAGCGGTGTTTTAACTGTTACTGTTGTTGGACATGGATTCTCTAATGGAGACTTCGTTAAGTTTAATGATAGTTCACTCACATTTACTTGTAATGAGGATAACAATGGTTCTAACCACCAGTATCCAAGAGCAACTGACCCTGCAAGCGGTAAGTTCTTAGAAGTTTCTAACGTATCTACAGATACATTTGATGTTAATGTTGGTGTTTCTTCTAACACAACAGCCCACTCATTTGTTTCTGCTGTAACAGATGGTATTGAAAGAATTGGTAACGTTGCTGCACAAAGACAAGCAAGTGGTCAGGTACTAACTGTTGGTGGATCACCTCTACTTCCACAATGGGAGAAAAACAATGTAACTAATAGTGTATACTACGTTACTAAGGAAGGTTCTGATTCCAACCACGGTCAAAGTATTTCAAGAGGTTTTGGTTCACTAAGATATGCTTGTGATTACATCAGCGGATTAACTGGTGCAAACAAGCCATCTGTAGATAAGCCTGTAACTATCTTTGTTAAAGCAGGATCATACACAGAAAATTTACCTATCATTGTTCCTGAGTTTGTTTCCATCATTGGTGACAACCTAAGAACTTCAGTCATTAAGCCTGCTATTGGTGATTCTGACATGCAAGCTTTAACACTTGCTGCTAATGTCACTTCACTTAAGTTCGGTGATACAGTTTGGAACCACACCAAGACTAAGAGTGCTATGGTTCTAGACTCTGACTATCAGAATAATGTTCACTTAATGAACATGACTGGTGGTGCTTGGACAACATCTGATAAGTATGTTGACATAACTGGAAACAAAGGTGCTGATGCAAGTAACCTTCTTATTTCTAACAGAGTATTCATTGCTCATGAAGCATATCATCGCCACGTAGCAAACGTTGGTGCTGTAAGTGGTGTTGAAGGAACAGTTAAAGGTCGTCTTTCAGATCTAGTTGATGCTATTGCTTTCAACGTTAAAGCTGGTGGTAACAATGAAGTTTTTGATTATGGTACTGCATTAACTGGTGGTACTGCAATCAGTGGAGACAATGCCCAAGACACTGCTCTTGTGAACTATCTTGTTACAATTTCTCAGGAAGTTTCACGTAACTTAGTAGTTACTTCCTCTGCTGGTAACAATGAAACTCAGTCAAGAGATCTAACAATTACTGGTGACAGTACTTCTCCTTCTTGTGCTAGTGTAACTTCTGCTATAAGCACACTTGGTGGAATCATTACTACAGCAATTGGTAATGGTAACATGTCAGGTTCAACAATTAACGAACCTTGGATTGATATTTCTACTGTAGCAACTCGTGATAACGCTGAGTCTACAATGTGCTTACTTGGTTCTCATACTACTATCAAGGAGATGGTATTTGAGGGCATGAGTGGATTCGTTCCTTCTGGATCTGATGACAAGGATATGGACACTGCCACCATTAAGGGTGTGTTCTTCAGATTCAATCCTAATTCACCAATTACTAAGTCACCATATATTCAGAACTCAACTATCTTCTCTGGAGCAGCAGTTGGTA